CTTGCCTAAAGATCTTTTCTTCATAAATTACCGGGCAAACTTATCTTTCTTGGGACGACCACGACCTTTTGGTGTCATGTCAACATCAGCACCTTTGTCTACTGCATCATAGTCACGCTCGTGCTTGGTGCCAGTGGCTGTAGTTGTTTTTTTACCATGTGATGTCTTGCCTTCTTTTTCACGCATACGCTTTTCAGCATCGGCAACTGTAGGGAAACCTTCTTTTACAGGATAAGTTTTACCATCTACATCAAAACTATCTTTTCCTTGTGCTCTAGCTTTAACCAATTCGCCGCTGAATTCATTTCCTTCGTCTTTTTGTTTTTTCTTGGCGCCGGCAATTTTGTCAGCGTAGGTAATTTTGTCTTTGGGCTCTGCTAGTGCAGCGAATTTCTTCTGTGCAGGCGACAACATGTCTTCGTTCTTTGGCTTTTTATAAACGTCAACTGGGCCATGCTTGCTACCTTTCTTGGGTAAATGCACTTCATCTGGCGGAAAGGGCAATTGATTGCCTTCATCCATCTTGTCATGCCGGGCACGAATCATGGCCATCTTCTCTTTGCTTGCACCTTCGCGGCCGGCTTTTTGTAATGCAGCCATACCTTCTTTGCCATACTTCTTTTTACCTAGGTAAGCTTGTAGACCGCTTTCTTCTACATCAACTTCATTGATACCTGCACGTCTGGCCTGATCACGTGTCATTACACTCACCGGCGGTTTTGGGTCTGGTGCTGTATCATTACCCATAGTCTGATCCCATGCATCGGTTGCACCATGCCATGCACTCTTAATTGCTGCGATAGGTTCGGCGATTGTCTTACCTACTCGACGACCAAAATCATTTGCTTTTGGACTCTCTTTGTCGACTATCCACCGACGAGTCTTATCTGCTGCTGCTTGGTCTTTTTCATATTTGTCAATTTTGGGACTAACGACACGCTCACGTTCTCTTGGTGCTGTAGTAGCTGCATCACTTGCAGTTGCTTTTGATCCAGCTGAATTAATTTGGCCCAATGGACTCGGTCCCATTTCACCCAGCTTCTTACCGGCTGCTGCCGCTTTTTGAAATTTTTCTTTGCCGTATTTTTTACGACCAATGCTGGCTGCTACTGCTGCAGGATCTCGTACGTCGCCTTTTGCTGCAATCGACTTTTCCAACTTTTTAAAGCCCATGTATTTTTCTGTTAAAGACTCTTCGACTTTCTTAACAGCTTCAAAAATAGCACTTTCTTTAATCTTGTCTTTTTTCTTGCTTTCACTTTTTGTATCCTCACACTTGCACTTAGCACTATCGCAAGTTTTGCAAACTTTTTTGCTCTCTGTTAGATTTTCATTTTTATGTTCTAACTGATTTAATTTGTTAATTATGTCATAAATGTTGTTGCTCATTATTTTTTTCCTTTAATAGGTGGTAATTTAGGTTTATGTGTTCCTAGAGGACTTGCAAGTCCTTGAGGGAGTTGATTAGAAGTCTGTGCTGGTTTAGTTCTTTCTTTAGCCCTAGTAGATGTTAGTTCGGGATCCTTAAATCCTACCATCTTAGGACTAGTTTCTTCTAATTCCCTAAGCATACTATCTTTACGTTTTTCACCTACCAAGTCTTGAGCGCCTGGTACGTCTTTAAGTTCTGCGTCTAACAGTAAACTACCAGTATGGTCTTTTCCGTAGGCTTCAAATGCGTCATTATCATCGGCTTGTTGTTTTCCGTAGACACATACCCATTCTGCTAGCATACCTGTGCGTTCTTTTAAAAGTTGAGCAATTTGTACCTGTGTAGTAGGATACGCTACTTCGGCTTCAAATTGCCAACATTCACAAGCACCCCATTTAGGAAATTCTCTATGTTCTTGTATAGGAAGGCTACTTGGTTTAGTAATGCTTACTAACTCGTAAGCATCTAAAGCATTTTTAATCTCTTCCATTATTTCGCTAGGATTTTGTTTAGCTACTTTAATACGAAAACTATAAGTTGTGTTTCTTTCGGCTATATATGCGTGAAGACTTTTCATGATTCTATCCTCTTATTGGGTATTTATGAATTTTTGTTGTTTCGAAGAATCTGTTCTAATAGAGCATTTCTATCTAAAACAATTCCATTTCCTTCTAAGGGTTTTTCGGTCGTTCCCTCTTTACTCATTTGATGATCTAGTCTGGCTTTTTGTAGTTGTAGTTGTACCATGCGTAACTTTTTGTCAATTTTTGCTGTTTTGGCTGTAATCGCATGTCCTAAAAGCGTACCTGCTGTTTGAAATACAGGACCTCCAAATCTTGGATCCATGTTCATTCCTAAATCCATTAAATCCTCAAATTTTGCCTTAGCTAAATCGGCAAGTTCATCCATTTCTTGATCACTAGCTTCAAGATCACGCACTGTTGGTAGAGCAATATCAATTTTACTAATTGCCGCATCTACTTGTTGTATTATGTCTTTTTTATTTTCTATGGATTTAATAGATTCTGAATCTACAGGAGTTTCAGTGTTAAAATCTGGGAGGTCAAATAATTCAGCTAGTTTTTTGCTCATTAGGTATTTATCGGGCTTTTCCTTGGTGGAAAAGATCGGTTTCAGTTAATACTCTAAACTTAACCCCATTTTGCTTACACCAAGCATTAGCTGCTTGCCACTTGTGCATGTTAAGAATTGCTGCGGCTTGATCTCTTACACTTCGGCCAGCGTTTTCCACTGTCACTTGTTTCGACGGTTTTATTTCTATTAGTTCGGCATACTTCTGACCATTTTTGTTTACATATACAATAAAAAAGTCCGGAACGTAGATTGTATTTTTATTAGTAAAAGGATTTTTATAAGGTATATGAATCGATTCGTTGGCCCATTGTAGTATGGCAGGGTTTTCGTCGCAGAATCTCATAAATGAGTGTTCCCAAGAACTTCTAAAGTGTGGTACTTTTTTTCCTACATATTTGTCAGGATTTGTAATTTGATAAAAACCATTGGCAAATTTGTTCATTATGGTAATATAGACCTGGTAATATATTGATTCACTTGTGGCCTATTTATAATTCCTAAAAAACTTGTATTTTCACGTTCAAAATTTAAAAACATAGCTGTGTATTGGCTTAGTTCGTTATTTGGTAAATTTTGAAACTCTTTTAAAGTTTCCATAGGGTTTACACCTTGCTTTGCACTTGTATAAATGACGGCACTGGCTAAAATTCTAGCCGAGTCTTGATTTTCAGTAATTGATTGAAAGTAGGCAAGTACCGCGGCATCAATGTTTGAACTTACTACCGGAGGAATATCATAGTAATTATTAAAATACTTGTTAGTATCATATACAGGAGTAGTGCTTACGTCAATTCTTTCAACGTTTGTGGGATATCTTACTGGTGGTAAATTACTCATTTTTTATCCTTTGCAATTCCTTGATTGCTGGGCACGGTAGGTATTTTGTAATTCATTTTGCTTTCAGGTGTTTGATTTAAATATTTTTCCTGTGTATCTGAATTTTTTCCTGTTAATTCAGCAGCAGTCTTGCCGCTACTTGTGCCGAAGATAGTATCTGTAAAAATTGAACTATTTGTAATCATGTGTTTTCTGGGTTGGTAGATAAACCTAAATTAGCACCGGCATAGCTTTGTGCTGGTTGCGTAAATGCTGCGGCTTCGGCGGCCGGTACCGCGTCTGATGATGCACGAACTAATGATCCAGCCCAGGGAGTTTGTGATATAGAAGGACGGTAACTACTAGAAAGGTTGTTAGTATTTGATTCGTATACCGGGGGATTCCTAGAAAACTGATCAGTGGCTGCGGCTGCGGCTGCGTACCCAGATGAAATTTTTTGTGCTTCTGCTGCTTCTTTTGCTCTTTTTTGTTCGCCTGCTTTTGCTAAAGCTGCTCCAAAAAAGTTAAAACTGGGCAATGCTGATACCCCAGTGGCATTCCCCGATTTATCAATGTTTACTACTTTATCAGAAGAAGCACCAGTAATTTTTCCAGTTGAGTTTACCGCAACTCCTGCTAGAGCCGCTATGCCGCCTACCTTTGGTTGGCCAACTGCTGCTAATAAGGCCCCGCCTGCTACTAATGCACCAGCCAATCCAATCGAAGAACCATTGCTTGTTGCACTGCCTGTGCCTAACCCTAAGCCTCTAAGACCAGCCGATGGCCCAGCCGATGGGTAACTAGCAAGACTTCCTGAATAAGGTACAAATACTCTGTTATTGTTAGACCCCCCAATCGAAGGCAATTTTCCGTTACGTAAGATATCTTTACCAATTTGTAATAACTCAGCCGAAGCCATTTTACCTAAATTTTTTCCATCGTTGGTTTGAGCCACTCTCAGAGCGCCAAAAATACTTCCTACACTTGGACTCGTGATTGCATCGGAAACTGCATTTACTATGCCACCTGGTCCTAATATACTCGCCGTTCCTCCACCAATTGGAGTCAATGGACTAGGTGACTTATCGTAATGTAGATCTGCGAATCCTTTTACAGTATTTCTTGTTACCGCACCCTCTGCATACAATACACTTTCATACATGATTGTCATTGTATGTTCTAAAGTACTGCCTCCTTGTGTGGCATGAGATCCATGCTGAAAACCTACTACCATGGGATTTATCAGTGTGTATTCACTAAATCTTTTTTGATGTAAACTATAGATACGTATGGCTTGCAAATATTGATTCACTGACTGATTACTGGCTGTTGTTCTTGGTGTATAACCAAATTTTTGTAGAACAGTTGTCTGTGGGGACACGTATTTGTCAGGAGCAAAATATGCAGGATTTATTCCTCCCGAAGAATCACTGTATCCAAGATCACTGTCTCTATAATAATAATTATAATAATCAAACCAAAATTTTCTAAGTACATCGGCACTATCATCGTGAAAGCTTATTTGAAGTTGATCATATTTAACTTTAGTTTGGACTATATTAGGTCGGTTGTAATTATTTAAAACTTTACTGTCAAAAGAGAACTTTGGTAAGTCTATATTTTTTACTAGCATACCTCTTTCTGTCCACTGATTGGTATCATTTATACCGGACAGTTCTGAGTTAACATCAAAAAATACATGAAATAACCAGTCGTACTTTGGGCTAAGAGCATAGTTATTATCAACAAACAATCTAGATGCATGTTTGTAATCTTTAATACTATCGCCCTGGCCAATTTGTTTAAGAAATCCGTCAAATATACTAGGCATGTAATTATTTATTTCAAAAAAATACCCGGAAATTCCGGGTACTTTAATTTTTATACGACCTTACTTAGATACCTGCTCCTGTTACCAAAGTACCTAACGTTCTACCAACTGCTGTTCCAACACCAGTGCCTGTTGGTGTTTGTACAGCATTATCATAGGTAATGGTTAATGTGATTGTTGCAGGCTCACTAGTGCCATAATTCAATTCACCATAATTAACTTGGTTAACAAATGCACCATATAATTCCCAAGTTTCTAATACTGTAGGCGCATTTGCACCGTTACCTCCATCTAACATTTCAAAACGTAGTAAGAACTTGTAATCGATTCCTGAACTAGCCGAACTTTGTTCTGCAAAATCAAATTGTTTCTGAAGTTGTTCGCCTACTAGTTTACTTACATTGCCGCCGGCATCATCTCTAAGATTTACTGTAACTGGTTCCCAACTTGGTTTACCAATCAGATTAACTGTAGAGTTATAAACTGGGACTGTAAATGGATTAAAATTTACGTTAGGACGGCTAATGTCCATAACTTGTTTTGTTAATTCAGTCTTTTCAGAACTTACACCAAAGTTTTCAAACACCGCACGAAAACGGTATTTCATCTTTGGCATTAACAAACCTTGTGTACTTGCACTTTGATCGGTTGCTAATGGTACTGTAAATCTGTTTAATGAAGCTATTGCCATTATATTCTCCTGTTATAGGTATTTATGTTATTTTTTAACGGTTATAGGGCGATTGGTGTTCGCCCTATAATGTACCTATATTATATTCCTGCTGCTATATCACCTGGGTTCTTTAGACGAATTGGGATGTAGATAAACTCAACTGCTTTCATTGGCTCAATAGCAATATCTACATACAATTCGTTTCTAGCAATACGAGTTGGAGTATTATTAGACTCATCGCAAATTACCAGGTAGTCGTAAATACCTCTCTTACTTACTAGATCATTAATTGCTCCACTAATAATATTCTTAATCTGATCTCTTGTAATCTTATCGTTTGGTTCAAACAAGAATCCATCACCGACTCTAGCTAGTATAGTTCTGATATAGTTAACTAGACGTGCTACATTAATACGATCAAGACTACTAGCAGTTGGGTTACGTGTTTTTTGTCCCCAAACAACTAAACCAATTCCAGGTAAACTAGTAATAGGATTAATCTTGTTTTCGTATAAAGTATCACGTAGACCTTGACGAATACTATTGAAGTTAAACTCTCCGGTGGTAGCATCAATATATCCAATACTACTTGCATTATCTACTAGACCACGACGTGTACCGGCAGGTGCAAACCATTGGAACGCAACATTGTCGTTGAAGATAAATGTTCTCAATGCCATGTGACTTGCAGGAACAGTAATTGTGTTGCCTTGTAAGTCAGCAGTCTGGCCACATGGATAATAAACTGCTAGATAAGGATCGCCTGTAGCTAAACCATCTCCGTTGGTATTATTGCTCCAATTGATAATATCAATCGAATTAGGTGCCAATCTCATCGGAGTATCGCCAATGATAAAAGCTGTGTTACGACGATCATTATTTAAAGCAACCATTTCATCAATTAATTCTGGATATCCAGGTGCACAAATAATATTAAACTGGAACTGCTCTTCACGCACTTGGGTATTAGCAATTAATGCCGATTGCATAGCAGCAACTATCATCTTACGTTGTGCCTGGCGACCCATAAATGGACTACCATTATCTTTTAAACCACTTACTGTTTGCCATGTAGCTTGTATTACAGGTAAGCTACCACTCGCACCAGGAACAGCAGGTAAGTCTGGATAATTAGCAGCAGTAAATTTAGCACTAATGTATTGTTTAACATTGAATCCACTTCTTCTCATATTGAATAACAACATACCACGTGGATATAATCTGTAGTCGGGTGCGTCTTGATCTAGATAGTCAGTATATAATAATCCTGTTTGTGTATCTGGATCAGCTATAGTTGGTAATGAACCTGTAATTATATCAGTTGTACCATCAGTATCCCAACGAGCGTCAGCAAACACAATTCCGTTCTGACTTACTTGATCTGTGTTATCAATTAACACAAACTCATTTCCATCATAACGATATATTACCGGATAGTTTTCTAAGTCTCCACTGTCTAACCATAAGTCACCAGCTACAAGTGCTGTTACGCCATCGCTTTGAAATTCTGGCTGACTGGCGCTCACAATAACACCGGCCGGATCAGTTAGACTTAAGTCATATCCTCTTGCATCAGTTTTAGAGCCATCATAGTAACTGCTCTTGTAAGCTCTCCATCCGCCAATTTCATTTATCAAAATATCAACACTTGCAGGATCGCTGTAATACCATAAAGTACCATCGCTTGGGGCTTGATACGGTTCCGTTGTACTAAATGTATAAGTTAACGCTTCCCAATTGGTTAGTGCTAATGTGGTGTCATATAAAATAGTACCAGTTGTAGAACTACTAAAACCAGCATTTGCAACAGGTGTACCGGTCACATTAGTCAGATAAATGTCGCCGCCATAGATATGTGTAAATGTAATAATACGGCTAGTGCTTACACTAATGTTCAACTCTGGAATATTTTGTGCTAGAATGTCACTGACAAAACTTGCTGGTGTTGTTCCAGTTAGTGTAATTGTATACTCATTGATGTCGGCTGACCCAATTTCAGTTACACCAATCTTAATTTGATCACTGATAGTAAATGGGTTGGCACCAACAGCACTACCGCTTACCGAAGTCTGGCCAGACACTCTACGAACAAATGGTTTATACCCACCAGTATCAGTTCTCAATGGATCATACGCTAACCAAACTGTTCCAGCTGCGATTCCATTACCGCCACCGGCTGGGTCTAAGCCATATAGTGCATCTTCTGCTCTGTTGAAAAACTCTGTGGCTAGTGTAGAAAATGTTTCAGTAGTAGTTGTATATCTTTTAATCTGAATATCTGCACCGCTACCTGTTGCTCCTAGCTTTAAGAAAATGCTACCGCTCGGTCTTGGTACTGTATCAAAGCTGCTCCAACTTGGAATCTCGGCAAAAGTACCATATGTTAATTTAGGATTAGCATAAGTTCCTGCTGTAATTCCTAGCGTCCCTAAGGGTGTACCAGTACCGTTAGAAATAGCAATTTTACCATCTGCTGTTGAACCATTGCTACGAGCTGCACTAGTTGCAAAAATATCTAATTTACCAGTACTTGCATTAACACCGGCACTCACTCCTGTAATACCAGCTGCATTAATTAAAGCCGCTACTTGTGCAATAGTTTTGGTGGTTGAAGTGTTACCTAAATTAACTGTAGTTGTATTAATTACTATGGACCACTGTGGGCTATCTACAGGAATACTTGTGACAGTTGATGTGCTCTTAATTGTTGGCCATGACGTTTCCCAGGCACTAGTACCTAAACGAACCCAAACATTGCTACTATTTTTATAGAACAGTAATGCATTACTTCCTGTTCTGAATGCAACTGCATAACTGCCAATTTGTCCAATACTTGCATTAGGAACATAAATGCCACTACTTAAAGTTAGGTCACTTAGTGATGTAATAATTAAAGGTGATTTTAAATTAAATGTATTAGTGCTTGCATCCCATTCATTGACACCCCAGGTAGATGTTGTTAAATCCATCCAGTGCGTACCGTTATCTACTGCACCTACCGGTCTTATACTAGTGCCAACTAGTTGATCTAAATCAATGTCAGCTCTTATAGCAAAAATTTTGTTTACTTGGCCTAAGGCACTATATGCGGCCATTAACCCATATTCATTTCTTTCATCGCCGTGCAAAGGAGTACCTGCAGCACTTTGCTGAAACGATGGGTAACCAAGTGCTGTAATTAATTCTCTTTGGCTTGTATAAGTTAGTAATTTACCTGCACGAGCAGCAGTAGTGTCGGCTGCGATACTTGAACCGGCTGGTGTAGTTTTATCTTGTGCAGTTGCAAGTATAACTAAAGGAACAGTACCTACTGCTCCTGGTACGTATTGACTTTCGTCGGTTACGCTAATTTCTAATCCTGGGGATACTAGGGCCATGTTTTTATCCTTATAAAAAACAATTTACAGTATTTATTAAAAGGATATTATTTAGGGCGTATTAAAGGTGCCTTTGAAAGGTTTTCACTATAAATACTTTTATGATCAGACCAATTTGTAAGTGTTGTCAAGAAAATCCAGCAGCTATAAATTATATTTCAAACAATAAAACGTTTTACAGATCTACGTGTGCAGCATGTATTCGAAAAAAAGCCAAACAAAAACCTATACCTCCAAGTTGGATGCGAGCTGGATATAAAAAGAAAGCTAAATGTGATCGCTGTGGATTTACTGCTACATTTATAAAAATGCAAATGAAGGTATTTTATGTTGACGGTAATCTAACCAATAACAACCTAACTAATCTTAAAACAATTTGTTTAAACTGCTCGGCTGCAATTCAGGAAAGTAAAACTAGTTGGAAACCTGCTGACTTAGTAGCAGATTATTAACCTGCTTATAAAGATCTTGTACAGTTCCATTATTGTCTAATTCATAGTTAAACGTCTGTCCAATCCATGCCCATTCGCTATGATGTATATTAGGATAGCGTTGTGGCATTAATTGTCCTGCATCTTCTAATAACCATTGCCTATCTTCGTGAGTAGTATTTTCACGTAAAGCACATTCGTACCATTCGGGCAACGAGCCTCGCTTGACCAAAACACACATACCGCCATGTTTTTTGATAGCAGCAATTTCATTGGGAAATCTTACATCGCTAATAACAATATCTTCTGTGGTTTTACGTAATCTATTTTCTAAACTAGCTATCCAAATATCGTTATGAAATCCTCTACGGCAAACTTCTGTGCCCCAAAGTTGTAGCATGTACCGGGGTGTAAGTTTTGGCATATCAAGGCGTTTTGCCCACCAGGGATCAACTTCCTCGCGCCATTCCCTAGCTTCGGGCGTCAGACCTTCTAGTAGTTCTCTATCCCAACCAAACACTTTTGCTACTGCATCTTTCAGAGTACCGGCAAAACTATCTCTAACGAAGCCGTGTTTTGCTACCAAATAATTTGCTACGGTATCTTTGCCAGAACCAATAAAACCGGTGATTCCTATGATCATAAAAAATACTCCCTCAGGAGCATTTTAAATTACAATTTGACGAATGTCAAACACCGTATTTGTTCTTCTTAGGTTTTGCTGTTGGACTGACCTTATTAGTATCAGCAACTTCCATACTGTTTAGATTGCCTTTGTTTAAATCTTTGTAATTGGCTCCTACCAATTTATAACTTTGCTTGAGCATGGCCACTTCTTCCGGAGTGTACGGATGTGCTGTGTGCTTTTTGCCGTAGAAGGTTTTTGGATCCATGTCGATCAAAGTACCTTTACCATCTGCACAGGCCAATGCTAGCCCCAACCGATAATGTGTGTAATCTGAGTTTGCTCGTTCTGCATCACTAAAAATATGTAATCCAGAATTGGACTGTTTGTAATTGTTAGGTATGTCACCTGCTCTTACTTCGTTGATTATTTCACGTATTTTCATTATCCAATTACCCAAGTCAGCGGCATGCTACCGTCCACATAATCTTTAAGCTGCTGTTCTAAAGAATCCATTTCTGTCTGTGCTTCTGATTTTAAACTTGCCCCATTCAACTGTGTTCCGCCCTGGGGTCCTGCGATACTAGCAAACTTTTCACGAGCTTCGCCTAATATTCTTTTTGCAAAAGAATATGAATATTCTTGTATCCAAGGAAAAGCCTGGAAATCATTTAATAACATGCTATCAGGTTTATAGTTATATAGATGCAGAAGACAATCTTCCATTTCGCTTTCACGTTGATTGACTCCAGCATATGGAATTTTTCTAATTAGTGTAAGTTTTTTAGTTGTTTTGTTAAACGTAAAATTTAAAAACCCACCAAACATACGCATTGATGTTTTTTGATAGTCAACAAATAATTCGTAACTTAGTAGGCCGCCAACTCGACCTGCTACTAACATATAAGTGTTTAAATAACCTGAACTAAAAGGTTCAAATTGGCTAGCAGTTGTACCGGTCACTGAACCAATTCCCCGGCGATACGCCGCTCTTACTTCCATAACTTCATTTGGGAGTATGTACTCTTGTGTTTCAGGTTTCAATTTTAGGAAAGCGTAAGATTCTTCTTGACTATTAGCCGCACGTTGACGGTACTTGACTAACGCTGATTTTATTGCTAGCTCGTAGTGTTCTTTGTCTAATTCTACATCAACTATACCATCTGCTAAACGTAAACGTATGTAGTCTGTAATTTCTTTACGTTTTAAATTTACCGATTCAAGATCAGGTGCTGCAATTGTGCCTAAATCTTGGTTAGGATCGTAGGCAATATGTCCACTGCCTGTTCCGGTGTTCGCATTCCAAAGACTGTCTGTGACAAGTACGCCGTTAGCGTAAAAAATAGTAGTATCTGCTGTAGCCATTTAGGTGTCCTGATAGTGTATTTACCAGGACACCAGGAGTTAGTTGATTCGTAGCAAAATCATATCAGCATTAATACGTCCGTTGCCCACTGTTTCTGTAGCCTTGATTTCATCTAAAAACTTGCGTAACTGTACCTTAGACGCTTTAGCGAACTCTTTTAACTTTTCTTCAGGTTTACGTAATGTTTTGCCCACAGAAGTTGTAGTATTGAATCCTGTAAGGCTGGTTCCCTTAATTCCCAATGGACCAAGCACACTATCAGCAACATACTTGTATAGTTTGCGAGTTTTGGTATTGTAACACCAGAGCTCTGTGGCGCCCACAATATCCACGGGATTTATGGACACCAACTTGAGAGTTTTTTCTTCCTTCATGTACTTTAGCTTGCTAACAAGCTTTTCTTTATTAGGAGCACGTTTTGCACGAGCCTTCTTTGTTGCTTTCTTTACACCACGATACTGTTCTAGTGCGTCTAAAATTGAGTCAATGAATTCATAATGTCTTTTGTAATCTGCCGCTTTGTAATGCCTATAGGATTCTGCAAAATCTTCGAAGAGTTTACCTTGTGCTGCACCTAGTTCTGCTTTACGAGCAGAGAACAGTTCTTC